CAAGACGAGACGTCTAAAATAGACGCCTTAGAAACCCCCAACAAGCCCGTAATTCCCGATAAATATGTCGGCAAGAGTTTAGAGGACATTGTGACTATGCACCAAGAGGCTGAGAAGCTCATTGGTCGACAGGCACAAGAAGTAGGGGAGGTTCGTAAACTAGCAGACGAACTCATTAAGCAACAACTTGTCCCAAAGCAACAAGAACCTGTACAACAAGAAAACGAATACGACTTCTTTGAAGACCCCAAGAAGGCTGTTCGACAGGCAGTGGATAGTCACCCCGATGTTCTTGCAGCAAAGCAAGCAACACTAGAAATGAAACAGATGCGTAGTCAGGAAGTGCTCAATAAAAAGCATCCGGACATGGCAGACGTTGTAAAAGACAGTGAGTTCATCGAATGGGTTAAGGCTTCTCCTGTGCGTCTCAATTTATACGCACAAGCTGATGCTCAATACAACATTGAAGCTGCCGACGAGCTGCTCTCAACATTCAAGCAAATTCGCTCTGTAAAAAGCCAACAAACTCGTGATGACGGACAACAAGTCCTAAAGCAGAACTTGAAAGCAGTTGGTGTAGATACGGGCAATGGCAACGGTGGTTCTTCACAGAAAATCTATCGTCGAACCGACCTCATTCGGCTTCAAATGACAGACCCTCGGCGTTATGCTGCTTTAGGAGATGAAATCTTAGAGGCTTACTCTCAGGGTCGTGTGAAATAGTCGCCTAGACATCCTGTCTATGGTGTACACAATAATCAAATATTTAAGGAAATTTTAATATGGGTCTCGGAACCGCACACGTAACAAAAACCACGGCACAAACATTCGTACCAGCAATTTGGTCGGATGAAATTGTAGCCTCTTACCAAAAGAACTTGGTAGCAGCAAACCTCATTAAGAAAATGAGCTTCAAGGGTAAGAAAGGCGATACCGTCAATATCCCTTCTCCTACTCGTGGCTCTGCTTCTTTGAAGGCAGCTTCTACACAAGTAAACCTTATTGCCGCAACAGAGGGCAATGTTCAGGTGCTTATCAACAAGCATTACGAATATTCCCGTCTCATTGAGGACATTGTAGAAGTACAAGCCTTGAACTCTCTACGTCAGTTCTATACCTCCGATGCTGGTTACGCATTGGCCCGTCAGGTGGACACAGATGTGCTGGCCTTGGGTCGTGACGCTAACGGCGGCGGCGGTACTCTTGCCTATTCAGGTGCTTTCTCTGGCGCAGACGGTAGTACCGCCTATGTTGCTGGTGCAAACACTGGTTTAGGTGCTCTCACTGATGCTGCTATTCGTCGTAGCATTCAGCGTTTGGATGACAACGATGTCCCTATGGACTCTCGCTTCCTCATCATTCCTCCTTCCACCCGTAACACCATGATGGGTATTGCTCGCTTCACTGAGCAAGCCTTTGTTGGTGAACAAGGCTCTGGTAACACCATCCGCAACGGTGAAATCGGTAATGTCTATGGTATCCCTGTGTTCGTTACATCGAATGCAGAGACCACCTCTGGCAGCACTGCTTGCCGTATTGCTTTGATGGGCCATAAGGACGCTGGTGTCTTGGTCGAGCAAATGGGTGTTCGTTCACAAACTCAATACAAGCAGGAATATCTTGCTACTCTGTACACGGCTGACACCTTGTACGGTACTAAAGAGTTGCGTGACTTCAGCCTCGTAGCTTTGGCTGTACCAGCCTGATAGAACGAAAGAGGGAGAGTCTCAAAAGGACTCTCTCCTTTTTAGAGGGCTTTATGTAGAGCTTTCCATAAAGGAGAAACCAATGAAATTTAAATGTAAACACACAGGACAGGTATACGAGTTCTTGGTAGAACACGACATCAAAGAGATGCTTAAGCACTCTGAATATTCTGCTGTTACAGAAGCTGTAGAAGCCCCTGTAGAAGCCAAGCCCAAGAAACAAGCTAAGGAACAATAAATGACCATATTTAGAGGTGAAGGCGGTGGGGGAGACGCAACCTCTGATGTAGAGGTAAACCTGCTGTCTTCTTTATCGAACACAGCGACAGCAGCAGCTACTTCTGCTACAGCTTCAGCAAACACAGCTACGGCAGCAGCATCAACAGCGACAACACAAGCTAGTTTAGCCACAAGCAACGGAGCCACTCAAGTAGCCCTTGCTACAACACAGGCGGGTAATGCAAGTACCTCTGCAAGCTCTGCAAGCACCTCTGCTGGCACTGCTACTACACAAGCAGGTATTGCAACCACCCAAGCTAGTAATGCTGCTACTTCAGCTACTAACGCTGCCAATTCCGCAACACTTGCAGCATCTTTCACACCAAGTCAAACAGGTAATTCTGGTAAGTTCTTAACTACCAACGGAACTGCAACTTCTTGGGCTACTGTTTCAGCTACTAACTTAGCTGGTGGCTCTTTAGGTTCAGTTCCTTACCAGCTATTGTCAGGCACAACAGCGTTTTTAGCTGGTAATACTACCACTACTCCACAGTTCATTACTTCGACTGGTGTTGCTGGTTTAGCGACTGCTCCAACTTTAACAGGTTCAACAGGTAGTGGAAATGTGGTATTATCGACAAGCCCTACGCTAGTTACTCCAGCACTAGGTACTCCTTCGAGTGGTACACTAACTAACTGTACCTTTCCTACACTAAATCAAAACACAACTGGTACTGCATCTAATGTAACAGGTACTGTAGCTGTAGGTAATGGTGGAACAGGTGCTACAACCTTTTCCGCAAACAGTGTCCTTTTAGGAAACAATGGCTCTGCACTTCAAGTAGTTGCTCCCAGTACATCAGGCAATGTATTAACCTCTAATGGAACAACATGGGTATCTCAATCCCCTAGCGGAGGTATTACTAGAGCAACTGCTGTTTCTGTGAGTGGAACAAGTGTAGATTTTACAGGCATACCTTCCACAGTAAAAAGAATTACGCTTATGTTTAGTGGGGTGTCTACCAACGGAGCATCAAATTATTTAATTAGATTAGGTACAGGAGGAACTCCAACTACTTCTGGATATGTTTCGGCTGCTGGTCGAGTTTACACAACAACTTCTACACAAACCAGCACAGCAGGTTTTATTCTTGGTTGGGACAATGCAGCATTTGTAAGTCAAGGCATTTTAACTTTTGCAAACTTATCAGGAAATACTTGGGTAGGTTCAGGTACTGTTTCTAGTTCTGCTTTTATTGCAATGTCTATTTCTTTAGGCGGTACTGTGTCCCTTGGTGGTGTTCTTGATATGGTACGCATCACCACAGTAAATGGCACAGATACTTTTGACGCTGGCTCTGTAAACATTCTCTACGAATAAGGAAAAATCATGACACACAGAATTGAAGTTAACGCAACAACAGGCGAAACCAAAATGGTTGAGTACACCGCTGACGAACAGGCTGCACACGATGCTGTTGTGGCGCAAGCAGATGCGACAATCCAACCAAGCAACGAAACACAAGAGGAGACTTTATGAAAATGCCTATTCGTGGTCAACGTACCGCTACAAACAAGAAACGTAAGAAACCAGCTCCTATGCCTACGCCTAAGAAAGGCTACTAATGGCTCTCCCCTCATATTTAGACCTAGTAAATGAGGTGCTTATTCGTCTCCGTGAGCCAGAAGTGACCACGGTGAATGAGCACGTCTTGTCACGCCTTGTCGGGAAGTTTGTCAATGATGCTAAACGACAAGTGGAAGACAGCTATGATTGGAATGCTCTTACAACAACACTTACAGCCAATACCACGGCTGATGTGTTCAACTATGTCCTTGTAGGCACAGGTGCTCGGTTTAAAACCATTGAGGTGTATAACAATACCAATCGGTATCACCTGAGCAGCATGGACAGCGTTAGTATGACTCAGAGCTTCTTAGGGAGCACAAACCCACAGAAGGGACAGCCCTACTACTACAACTACAACGGCATTGACAGCAATGGCGACACACAAGTAGACATCTTCCCTATTCCTGATGGTGTCTATCAATTGTTCTTTAACATCTACCAACCACAAGATTCTTTAGTAGCAGACAGCGCAACAATGAAGGTTCCTAAAGAGCCT